ACCTTCTCTACATTTGATACTATTAATTCCTATAGTGACAACACAGTAAATACTATCTATTATAGATTTTATTCACTCGTGCTGCTTCTCGTTCCTCCTCAGCTTGTCGGCGAAGAATTCCAGCTTTGTTTCGTGCCATCACAGCGGCGATACTTGTATCGTCCACTGCGAATTTGCCCTCAACAGTCTGAATCTTCAACGCTTCAAGTAGAAGGTCTGACCAGATACGCCATAGCTTAATCTGTTTCATGTCTAGAATATTCTTTCTATCCTCATCGTCCACTCTTTCAAAAGACAGAGAAACAGCCGGAAGGTTGTTTATGTCTCGAGTGGCCTCTAAGGCTAGATTGAAAGCATCTCCAACATCTCTTGAATATCGAAGTTTGTTTAAATCTGATTTCAGTTTGAAAAGCAGATCTCGTTCCTTTTCGAAAGCACTACCAATTAGCATTGATAGTAAATTCGTAAGGAGAAGATCTAAATCTCGAACATCCGCCTCGATTCTATTATAGACGTCAGGTGGGAGTGTTACTCCCCCTGACTTTGGGATAGGAGCCCAGCCCCCTCGTTTGGGTCGCCCCGTAGGAAGTGCAATTGTCACTTCCGCAAGGTTTCTGTATTCCGAGATTTTCATCAGATACGCGTGCAAGGTAGCGTTGAGCAACTTACCTCTAAGTTGAACAACGGTTTCCTTAATCCACGTACCAAGATGAAATTTAAATTTAGCAGAAATATCTTTGCTGATTTTCTTTAGTACAACAGTACCAAAGGCATCAACAACAGATGGATCCGCTAACTTTTTGACTGGGTTTCCCGTTGCCAGGAACTCGGCTGCTTTCGCATTGCCGTTTTCCCCTAGCACTGGGACATTGTATCCTAGGATAAGAGCTCTAACTCGAGAGTTCAGTAGACCAACATGTCTGTTAAGTCCACCTAGTACCTTATAACCGTAACCCAGAGTTTTTAACAACTGGGGCAAGGTTAGTTTGTATTTCTGAGCTAAAGCCAATGCCGAAGGAAGAGAGAGACATGCAGAGAAGAACTCCGATAGAGGGAATGGAGAAATATCCACGCCGTCTATTAAAGTTCTTTTAGCAAACTCGATTCCACGAGCTCGTGTGGAAAGCACGGACTTGGCTAGCCCGCACTCAACTCCGAGTGCCCGTAGGATCAAGAGATACCTATCTTTAACATGTCTGTCCCCGATTACAATGTCATCACCCAATAAGGCATAATCTCGCCAAAGTGTACCCACCGGGGTTACCCCCGATGT